CTCAGTCAACCTGCCCGTAAGCCGCAAAAATGTTGCTGGCACGATCACTGACGGCAACCAATACCTGTCGATGCCCACGGACTTTATGTTTCCGTTGTCGCTATCCCTGACAAGCTCCAGTAATCAAATCTTTCTATTGAACAAAGACGCGAACTTCATCAGATCGACGTATCCTAATGTATCTACAGAAGGTGTTCCTAAGTATTACGGTGTTTTTGACAGTGACACATTTATCATTGGCCCCACACCTAATGCTGATTTCGTCACGGAACTCCATTATTACTATCAGCCAGCTTCGATTGTCGATACGAGCCCCTCGTGGCTGGGCACCAATGCCGATACGGTTCTGCTATATGGTTGTTTAGTGGAAGCATATACCTACATGAAAGGTGATGCGGACATGATGCAGCTATATCAACAGAGATATCAAGAAGCGTTGATGTTCTTGAAACTAGAAGCTGAAGGACGTATGACTGGCGATGAATACAGGGATGGTACGATAAGGGTATCGCCGCAGATGGTGGCTACTCAATGATCGGCGGAGAAGTGGGTAGCGTCAGCGTCATCACGACAAATAACTCGACTCTTGGCCCGGATCATTGGGCGAAACGGGCATCCGATCAGATTGTGTCCGTAGGTAAGGACGCACATCCGCTGATAGCGGAACAGGCGATAGAGTTCAAGCAGTTTATTTACGATGCCGTAAAGTATTATATGCACGAGGCAATCAAGGAAGATCGTTCTAGAATCGTTACCTTACTGCGTTCAGCAGACCATAACGATCTGGCTAACTCAGTGGAGAAGTTGTAATGGCTATTACTCAAGCGATGTGTACGTCTTTCAAGAAGGAATTGCTGGAGGCGAAGCATAATTTTCTCCTGTCTGGTGGTAATACGTTTAAGATTGCGCTTTACACGAGCAGCGCGACCATGAGCGCATCCACCGCAGCGTATGCTACGACCAACGAAATCAGTGGCACGAATTACACTGCCAAAGGCAATACGCTTACGAGGGTAGACCCCTCCAGTAGTGGTACTACTGCCCTTACGGACTTTGCAGATACCGCATGGAGTACCGCGACGTTTACGGCTAGGGGTGCATTGATCTTCAACGAAGACACGAGCGGTGATACTTCTGTCCTCGTTCTGGACTTTGGTGCGGACAAGACTGCAACCGCTGGTACGTTCACGATTGCTTTCCCTGCGGCAGATGCGAGTAACGCGATCATTCGTATAGCGTAGTATGGCAAGCGTAACTGGTTGGGGCCGTTCTACTTGGGGATCTGGTCCTTGGGGTCAGCCAGTACCTGTTGATGTAACGGGTATAGCAGGAACAGGTAGTGTTGGAAGCGTCACGGTAACGGGCGATGCCAATGTTACCGAAACGGGTGTGTCGGCTACCGGATCAGTAGGATCGGTCACGGCAACCGGAGCAGCCAATGTTTCCGCCACGGGAGTGTCGGCAACGGGATCGGTGGGAAGCGTCACCGTAACGGGTACGGCGAATGTTACGGCGGCGGGCAGTGCTGGAACGGCTGCGGTTGGTTCAGTAACAGCAACGGGTGATGCGAACCTCACAGTCACGGGAGTGGCGGGGACAAGCGCACTTGGTTCGGTAACGGTAACGGCTGATGCAAATGTTACCCCAACCGGAATTGCTGCAACTGGTGGATTGAGTTCGGTAACGGTAACCGCAGATGCAAATGTAACCGTCACCGGAGTTGCTGGAACGAGCGCGGTAGGAAGCGTTACGGTAATAGTTGATGTAAGTGTTGATGTAACGGGTGTAGCAGGAACGATGGTAGCAACTGGAGTCAATGTGTGGAGCATCATAGATGATTCACAGACTCCAGATTGGGGAACGATAGATGATTCACAAATACCGGGATGGTCTGAAGTATCCGATTCGCAGACGCCTGATTGGGAAGTTGTGCCTTCATAAGAAGCTAGGAATAAAAAATGGCAACATACGTCAATAATTTGAGACTGAAGGAAATCGTTACAGGTGCCGAATCAGGTACTTGGGGCACTTCCACCAATACGAACCTAGAGCTTATCGCAGATGCCCTTGGTTCTGGCACGGAAGCGATCACAACTAACGCCGATGCCCATACTACTACCATAGCAGATGGTGCGGCTGACGAAGGCCGTGCTTTATTCCTGAAATACACAGGCACACTGGATTCTGCGTGTACCATTACTCTAGCACCAAATACCGTTAATAAGGTGTGGTTCATAGAGAATGCTACAAGCGGCTCTCAGAATATCATTATCAGTCAGGGTTCCGGGGCCAACATTACAATAGCCCCCGGCAAAATTGCGGTGATACTCACCGATGGTGCCGGATCTGGAGCGGCTGTTTTGGACGCGCTTGCTGACTTGGAGTTGAGCAGTACCCTGTCGGTGGCTGGTGCCGCCACCATAACTGGTGCGAGTACACTTACGGGTGTTACGACACACGGCGGCAATGTGGTGTCAGATACTGACTCAACAGACGACTTAGGGACTACTGGAGTTCGTTGGGCGAACCTATGGGCAGATGCCATCACAATGGGTGGAACTTTGGCAGGTGCAGTAGCCACCTTCTCCTCCACCGTTGGGATCACGGGCGTTACTACCCACGGCGGCAATGTTGTATCAGACACTGACTCAACCGATGATCTGGGCACCACCTCAGTGCGCTGGGCGAACTTGTGGGTTGATGCTATTACAATGGGCGGGACGCTCGCTGGAGCGGTGGCGACCTTCTCCTCCACCCTAGCTGTTACGGGGGCAGCCACGCTCTCCTCCACCCTAGCTGTTACGGGGGCTGTCTCCATCACCGCCAACGGGAGTTCTAGTGCTTGCGCGATTTCCATCGGAGGCGAGGCGAATACCGGGCTCTTCCAAGATACAGCGCAGGAAATGACATTCGCCGCCAACGGGACGGTTTCGTTCAAAATTGACACCACCGGGCATCTCGTTGGCTACGGCGGCGGCAGGGATATTTCTGGGTTCCGTGATCTATACCTGAGTGACGCAACGCGGATAGATCGCGTGATAGCCGCAGGATCAGCCGGTTCGACGTTTGGTGGCACCGTAGCTGTCGCCACCGATGCCATCATCGGGACCAACCCCGCAAGTGCTGGCGACATCCGGCTCAACAAGGACTTTCAAATACTCACCCGCAACAACGCCAACGATGCGAATAAGGCGATTATAACCGAGAACGTTTTTACTGGAAACGACACGATGGACATCGGCGATAACGGCCAATGGACCGCTATTCGCTTCCATGTTTCGGCGTTAAATGTGATGGAGCTTACCGCTACAGCTATCAATCTCAACAAAGCTGTGACGATGGGCAACGCCACAATCAAGATGACCAACCTTCCGACAAGTGATCCCGGTGTAGCGGGTCAGCTTTGGAACGACTCCGCTACCATGAAGATCTCAGCAGGGTGATAAAATGACATACGATTGGGAGTTTTCGACGCTGGACTGCTACAAGAGCCATGAGGGCCAGACCGATGTGGTCTTCGATGTTCCTTGGCGCTTGAATGCCAGAGATGGCGATTATTCTTCAAGCGATTGGGGCAATCTGAAGGTGACCTATGAATCGGGCGATCCGTTCACTCCATTCGCGGATTTGACTGAGGCGATTGTCCAAGGCTGGTGCGAAGCTGGTCTGGATGTGGATGCCATCAAGACGGCTCTGGACGCGAAGGTTGTCGAACAGCAGAATCCCACGACTGAGGTGTTAGATCCTCCGTGGCAGGGTCAAGGCTAGGTCAGGGTAGGTATGGGATCATGCCAGCACGGCTAAATGACTCCAGCGAGGTTACGATTCCTGTGCGTAACCTGATCGCATTAATCGCTGCGACAGCAGTTGCGGTCATGGGTTATTTCAGGGTAGGAGAACGACTAAGTGTGCTGGAACGAGACGCGGAACTCTCTAATGTTCAGATCGAAGCGAACAGCGAATTTCGCGTTCTCTGGCCGCGTGGCGAGTTGGGAAGTTTACCAGATGACGCGGAGCAAAATATGCGGTTAGATTTTATAGATGCAGAGTTGAGCGAGCTTCGCAGCAACCTTGACGAACGCTGATGGAAACTGACATCACTACTCTCATATCCCTGCTGGCAGCGCCACTCGCTGCTGGTGCTGCGTATGGGGGTGTTAAGGTTGGCCTAAATGGCATGAAGCAGTCGATTATAAACATCGAAAAACTTTGCAGTCGTCTTGATAATAAGGTGGATAGTCATGGGGAACGTCTTGCGGCGGTTGAAACGGAAGCGGAAAATCTCAAAGAAAGAGTCGCCAATGTCGGAAGATAGAGAAGCAAAAATCATTTCTGAGGACAAGCCAGTGGAGGAAAAGACGAATGGCCTACTTACCAGAGATATTCGTTTTTCTTTGGAGCAAGCTGATCTAGCTAAAGGTTTACTTCAGGCCGTGAATGAATCTCGTAATGTACATATTGAGGCCCAGTCTAAGTGGGAAGCTTTTCTAATAGGTATAGGTATGTGTTCCGGCGATGAGATCATCGGCGGTGATTTAGATAGTGATGATCCGAATGAGCGTTGCTTGACGATTAAGACGAGCAACGGTATCGCTAGGGTGTAACGGCTATGCCCTTCACTAAAATCGCGCCCAAAGCTGGGCTCTTCACAGATGGTACTAGGTATTCCGCGCAGGGTACTTGGTATGATTCTGATAAGGTGCGATTTCGTAAGGGATTCGCTGAGAAAATCGGTGGTTGGGCTAAATATGTTTT